TACGCCGAATTCCAGTCAATTACATTCCCGCTTCAATCCCCCGAGATTGACGACACCGACAGAGACGCGTTGCTTAATGTGGAGATGGGCTTGCCGGTTGCTATCAGCAACCTACCGGCCAATATCTCCGGCGGGACATTCTTAGGCTTCGTAGAGGGCTGGAGCTTTAGGGCATCAGTCGGCGGACTATTTCTTACCTTGAGACTTAGCCCGACCGAATTCAACACATTCACCGAGGCTTGGGAAGATGTGGCGGCTTCCGAATATTGGAACACCCTATCCGCTACACTTACTTGGCAAAACGCGACAGGAGTAATTAGCTAATGACAACTACCGGCATACTAGGAATCACCCTTCCTGACGATACTGATCTTGTTAAAGATGGCGCATCGGCAATGAGAACGATAGGCAACGGGCTCGATGATGGGCTGGCTAAATTGACTCTCAACGCTCAGACCGCCACTTACACAGTCGTTTTAACAGATAACCGAAACAAGCTAGTGACTATGAATGTCGCTTCGGCTAATGACTTTCAGATTCCCACAAACGCCAATGTCGCCTTTCCTGTCGGTTCAGTAATCAATGTAATTCAGATTGGCGCTGGACAAACCACAATCAAAGCGGTCACTTCCGGAACAACCACAATCCACTCAACCGGAGCAACCTCAACAGCTCCAGTCCTACGCGCACAATATTCAGCCGCTTCCTGTATTAAGGTCGCTACCGATACTTGGTATGTGGTCGGAGATATTGCCTAATGCCGATTCTCGGGATCTTAGCTTCATCCAAACTAATCGCCGCAGCCGGTGATTATGAAAGCATAGCCACAGTCACAGTTGGTTCGGGTGGAAGTTCAAGCGTTTCATTTACTTCAATTGCCGCGGATTGGACTCATTTGCAGATACGCGGAATAGTTAGAAGTTCTAGAAGTAATAGCGGTAATGGTGACACTCTTTCAATTCAATTAAATAGCGATACAAGTTCTACTTATCCCTGGCATTATGTTCGCGGTAATGGCACAGCCGCTTCTGCGAGCGCTGGCACAGGAAATACATTTATGGATTTTCAACGAGTGGCTGATGCCGGCGCTGGTTCAAATATCTTTGGTGTTGCGATTATAGATATTTTAGATTACACAAACACTAATAAAAATACAACAGTTCGCAGTTTAGCCGGATATGATAACAATGGCTCAGGAGTTGTAGCGCTCAACTCTGGTTTATGGACAACCACTTCTGCGGTGACATCTATAACCATAACGGCTTCTGGTGGCGCTCAAACCATTTCCCAATACTCACACTTCGCCCTATACGGCATTAAGGGGGCATAATGGCTGCGACTTATGAACCGATAGCAACGACTACAGTTTCCGGCAGTTCAACTTCCTCAGTATCTTTTACAGGAATCAGCGGCTCATTCACCGACATTGTTTTCGTATGCGAAATAGACGGAGATGATGCTGGCGCTTCAACAAGAATCCGCTTTAATTCTGATAGCGGAAGCAATTATTCACAGACAGACATTAGAGGTGATGGTTCAAGCGCGACAAGCACTAGGACAAGTTCAGCAGCGCAAATTTCTTTAGGCGTTGGAACTGCCACAAATCAAACTAATGTAATTGGTTCAATAAATAATTACTCCAACAGCACTACTTACAAAACAGTTCTTTTAAGAACTAATAATCCAGCAGAATTTACGGCTGCTCGCGTTGGCTTATGGAGAAATACAAACGCAATTACTGGCATTGAATTTTTTGTATCTGCTGGTAACTGGGTAGCCGGCTCAACCTTCACTCTTTACGGAATAGCGAGCGCATAATGGCAACCACTTATGAGGCAATAGCCACAGTAACAGTAACGGGCGCTACTGCGGCAGAGATTGAATTTACTTCAATTGCTGCGGATTGGACAGACCTCTTGGTCAAACTCTCTCTAAGGGGAACTAGGTCGGCAACGGCAACAGAAATCCGTATTACAGTAAACGGTTCTTCTAGCACCTACTCAAATCGCTATTTACAAGGAAGCGGTGCGTCTGCTTCTAGTGCTACTTATGCTACTACTTACTTTTATTGCGGTGAAGCATCAGCAGCAAACGCAACTTCTAACACTTTTGCTAATGCAGAAATCTATATTCCTAATTATGCCGGAAGCACTAACAAATCTGTTTCTATGGATGGTGTTCAAGAAAATAATGACCCTGTTGCTTACGCTTCTTTAGTTGCTGGTTTATGGTCTACAACCTCAGCAATTACTTCGATTAAAATAGCACCCGCAGTTAATGACTGGGCGCAGTATTCGTCAGCGACCTTGTACGGAATCAAGAATAGTTAGGAAAGGAAACAATGCCAACAAAACTAATAGTGGACTGCTCCACCGGAGTCACCACAGAGGTTGAACTAACAGCCGAAGAAATCGCACAGCGCGAGGCAGATGCGGCAGCGTTCGCTGAGGCTAAGGCTAAAGAAGAAGCCGAAGCACAGGCTAAGGCTGAGGCTAGGGCTGCCATCTTGGAGCGCTTAGGCTTAACCGAAGAAGAAGCTAAGGTGTTGCTTGGCTAAGTTGTGCGCTGCTGGCGTTCAGTTGAGAGAGCAGATAGACGATGAATTTTCTCAAAGGGATAGGCGCAGCGATGGCTGGATCGCTGATGCTCGTCATTTTGCTAATAACTCTAATTCTGATCATATCCCCCGCGATGGCGTAGTCAGAGCGATTGATATCGATGCTAACCTCAACGACCATCCCGAAGCAACTTACGCGCTTGTGGAGCAGATTAGAAAATGCGCCAAGCGAGGGGACAAGCGAATTAAATACATTATCTTCGACTCAAAGATTTCAAGCTCCATTCTTAACTGGAAGTGGCGTAAATATAAAGGCGCAAACCCTCACCGCTCACACTTTCATATCAGCTTTACGACCCTCGGGGACAATGACTCAAAATGGTTCGACCTGACAGGAGAGAGACACAATGCTAAACGATCTAAAAAAGGCAGCCGGAAGCTGGGCAAAAGCATTTCTAGCAGCAGCTCTAGCGACTTACCTATCGGTGGGGCTCGACCCGGAGATGATTCTCAATGCTGCCGTTGCCGCTGTTCTTCCGAGCGTAATCAACTGGCTTAACCCGAATTACGAGCGCTACGGAAAAGTCCGTTAATGCCGACCGAGGTAGCCGCGTTTATTGCGTCAGTCCTCGGGTCGATTGGCTTACTAATCGCTGGACTTCGATACATAATAAAACTTGAGAACCTTCCGCTAATTTCAAGGCTGGATAAATTAGAATCTACCCTTGAAACAGCTCTAAGGGAAAGGGTCGTAAGTGCCAACAAGAAAACGCGCCGCTAAGAAGAAGCCAGTCAAGCGCCGGGTGCGACCCAAAGAGCCGCCCACAAAGCTCGACTATTGGGCTATCGCTTGTAAAGAGATTTACGATACTTGCCGCCGAAATGGTATGAGCGAGGAATTAGCTCTTGGCTTTGCTATGGATCGAACCTCTTGGCCGGACTGGGTATTAGACCCTTCAGACCCACTTAAGAAAATTGGGTGGGAAGATGGAGAGGAAGATGTCTGACCTACTTTAGGGAAGTCGAACTCTTCGAGGCGCTAAAGGCCGAATACCCGGACTTAACGCCTCTTTCAGCGACCGACCGGGCAGACGGCATAACCCATAACGCCTATCTTGAGCTCAAATGCCGTAGGACTCATTACGATACCTTAATGATTGAGCGCCATAAGTGGGATTACTTGGCCGATATAAGGGCTAGAACGGGCGCTAGAACGCTTTATATAAGCGCAACGCCTAAAGGTGTCTATGAATGGGACTTAGGGGCTATAAACGAGCCTGAATGGGTTTTTAAGTGGTTGCCTAGTAAGACTGATTTCGCTGGTAGTCAAAAGATTGAGAAGTGGGTCGGCTTCTTGGATGTCCGACACTCCCGGCTCTTACTTGTCTAAATAGATTTAGGGTCTTATGCTTCTCGGGTAAATCGATTTAGATTTACAGAACGGGAGCTTAAATGATAAATAAACCTGATGTAATCGCTTTTGATTCTCAGGCTGGGGCTTGGACGGATGGCACTAATTATGTTAAAGGGTCAATCATCCGGCGCTACGCAGTCGAGAAGCTAGGTCGCACCGGATCATCGAGGGGCAGACTTTCAAGAGCTGAAATCTCAGCGTATTTCCTCGATAAGTTTGGGGTGAGCGCAGATGTTAGATAGTGACCAAGTAATTACTTTAATCTGTTTAGGCGTTTTAATGGTCTATATGTATATCAGTAATCGATTCGATAAGGCGAGAGACAAAGCCTTTTTTGATGGATACGAGAGGGGACGAAGTGTCGGACGAGCTGAACGAAAGGAACTCTAGTGAATGGATTAAAGCAGCCCTCGACACTCTTGAAGATAGGCAATATGAATATGGCGATGAGAGGCACAACCTATTACGGATTTTCAAAATATGCCGGATTCTTGGTATTCAGCTCCGAGACCCAGCTGACTTGGCGCTGGTCTTTATCGCGACAAAACTCTCAAGAATGGTGGAGTCCCCAATGCGGGAAGATTCGTATCTCGATCTCATCTGCTATGGATCCATTTATGCTAGAACCCGATTTACCGATTGGAGCGACTTTGGCGCTTTTGAGGAATAACAACCTTCAGCAATTCTGCGACTACTGTAAGCAACGCTACGCCCATTTAAGTCGCGGTGGGCAGCTTCATCAATTAGCTCAAAAGCCGGCCTATTGGAAGGTCGTTAGTGAGCACCCGAAGCGCAAAGGCATTACAAGGTTTTACTGTCTTGAGTGCGCTGCTGATATTCAGAATTGGCCGGATAGCACATTCTATTCATTAAAAGAACAATTAGATGACGCGCTTAAAGGAACAGCGCAGAGGGAGCACTTAAATGTCGAATTACCTAGATGATTATGTTGGAGTCCAAGACCGCTTAAAAGCGTTCATTAAAGACTTTCCGGATTACAGAATAAAGACCCATTGCTTAGCCGAATCGTTAGTGAGGGAGTGCGATGTCTATATCGTCAAAGTGGAGTTATATCGAACTGAAGGTGATCCGAGTCCTTTTGCTACGGGTTTATCGACAGAGTCGAAAGCCAAGCAATACGCTCTTGAGCTTGCGGAAACGGGCGCTCTTGGCAGAGCTCTCAACCTTGCTGGATATTTTGCTAAGCCAAACCCAAAGCCCTACCAATCACACAGCAAACCAATCGAAACGACAAGCAAGAAGTTAGCCGAATTCGTAGCAGAACAGCGTCCTGAGGATCCAGCACCGATTCACCACAATATCGATTACTTAGTTGAACAATTAGGCGCTGAGATAGCTGATGAAGTGCCTATCTGTAATCACGGCGCTATGGTGCTAAAGAATGGGGTTAAGGATGGCAACGAGTATCGAGGCTGGGTCTGCCCATCAAGAGACCGAGAGGCTCAATGTCCGGCTAAATGGATGAAGATTGACTCAGATGGTAAATGGGTGTTTAAGAAGTGAATCTTGACATTCACCCATTCAAGTGCTCCAGCTGTAAGGGGGTGACACCGCACCGCTTGGTCAGGACTTACGACTGCCAAGAAGTGCCGGACGCACCGCCTGAAGTTTGGCTGGTCGAATGTCAGCGCTGTTTCGAGATGCGAATCATCTACCCATCCGAGCGAATAGCCAGCAAAGAAGATGACATTCTGCGCTGTGCTCAATGCGGTAATTGGAAGATGAAGTCGGCTAGATGCCGAGTCTGCCGATTAGCTGCCGGTGAGGAAACTATTAAGCGTAAAATATTCACCGGACATTCGGATTTGTTGGTAGATGATGAGATAGGAAATTAAGTGACTAGACCCCACTCTTTGAAGTATATTCATCAGCTCTTAGAGTGGGGATTTAGTAAAGAATTTATAGCCAAAGATTGCGGGATAAGCCTGGATTCTTTGGAAATGAGACTATATCGGGAGAGGAAAAGAAATGAGCATAAAGGAAAAGAGCCTCAAGCTAGCGGCAGTAAGCCTAATAGCAGACGAGGCAAAGAAGGCTAAAGACCGGCTAAGAGCCGAGCTCCAAGAGGAAATGGATGAATTAGGAGCTGATCGGGTAAAGGCTGAATTAGGCGATGAGACAGTTGCTTACATAACGACCACTAAGCCTAAATTCAAGTGGGAAATCACCTCAGACATTAAATTCCTACATTGGGTCAAAGAATACTTCCCTAGTGAAATAGTTGAAACAGTAAGGGAATCGTCAATTGATAAGTTGCTTGAGAAGCTTCAATTAGTCGATGAAATGGTAATTGACCATAATGGCGAGGAGATTAGATGGGCAGTTCCAAACATCGGTGATCCATACTTGACCACCAAGTTCGCTGGTGATGGAAGGGAAAAGTTGAGAAGTGCGATAGTGGGTAATTCCATCGATGCGAGGAAAGTGCTTGAACTCGAATGAAAATAGGTTCGCTGTGTTCTGGTTATGGCGGTTTAGATATGGCTGTCGAAGCCTTCTATGGGGCTCAGACTGCTTGGATGTCAGACATTGATAAATCATCTAGCCTTGTTATCGATAAACGCTGGAATCTGCCTAATTTAGGAGATTTAAGGAAAGTAGATTGGTCGGCAGTTGAGCCGATTGACATATTAACGGCTGGCTATCCTTGTCAGCCATTTAGTAATGCGGGACAACGAAAGGGATTGAATGACCCAAGACATATATGGCCGGATATCAAGCAAATTGTTAGCAAATTACGACCCTCAGTCGTCATCTTGGAAAATGTCAGAGGGCATCTCAGCCTCGGATTCAAAGAAGTTCTCCAAGACCTTACCGAAGTCGGGTATGACGCTAAATGGTCAATTGTTCGAGCTAGTGATGTCGGAGCACCCCATCGAAGGGAGAGACTGTTCATCCTTGCTCAACCTACCGACACCAACAGCGTCAGAAGCCCATTGGTCAGAGACGAAAGCGGAAAGGAAGGGAATCAAAGGAAACCACAATTTGAGCCTGAGCACTTGGGCGAATCGATTACTTCCCACTCCAACAGTCCGACAAATAAGCAATTACGACGAGCCCATAGAACAATTTATGGAAAGAGAGAAGAATTCATCGACAGGACAGATAGGGAAATCTTTAGGTCCAGCGGTGAGACTATTAGCAACTCCAACACAGAACAGTTATCGACAAACGGGAAAACACAGAGATTGGGGTGGCGATTTGAAACACCATCTCAGTTGTCAATGCGAAGAACGCCGAATCCATTGGATCAATCCAAACTAAATCCCATATTCGTTGAATATATGATGGGATTGCCAGAGGGTTGGGTGACAGATTTAGGTTTAAGTAGAGCACAACAATTTAAGTTATTAGGTAATGGAGTAGTTCCACAACAAGCTTATGAGGCAATTAGGAGGCTAAATGCGATATAGACTTGACAAGGGTGCTACACTCCCGTCGAGGCGGGGCCCGAAGGCAGCCCGTCGCCGAGGTGTTAGGGGCGGGCTATGCCTATCGTTAATGCTAGGCCTCGTAATCAATACATTTTCAATAACTGCTACTAATGCTTATCCCCTTAAAAGACATCAACAAGACTGGGCTCTAGTTGCTATGAATGAACTACGCGATTTAACTGAAGCCCAGTGCTGGGTCGAGTTGATATGGAGAGAGAGCACTTTCAATCCGCTGGCCGTTAATGGTAGCCATTATGGATTAGCACAAATGAAGTCAAAGTGGTATCGAGATTTAAAGCCAAGAGCTCAAGTAAGGGCTCATATTAAATATTTGAATCATCGATACAATGGAAGCGCTTGTAAAGCTCTGAATCACCTTAATCGGAAAGGCTGGCACTAATGCCGAATAAGCATTACCACAAAACAGCCTATAAAAAGTTAAGGGAAAAGGTGTTAATCAGAGATAACTACACTTGCCAATACTGCGGACAAGAAGCAAACACACTCGATCACATAATCCCAATCAGTAAAGGTGGGATTGACTGTGAAGATAACGCTGTAGCAGCCTGTAGCCGCTGTAATAGCTCTAAACGCGACAGAATGACCCCGGGGGCTTTTTTGCCGAACGCGCCGAAACCATTGACCCCCATTGGGATTTTTATACCCGGAAACGGGGAGACCAAGCGCCACTATGCTTGAATTAGAAAACAATCGGGGCGAATCGGCTGAGATCGTAAGCCTTCGGGCGCAATCGACTAGAAGTGGTGTGATAAAACCGCGAATTCACACTAAACTCACCGAAAACCCGTCTAAAGGGCTTGAGTTCGTAGAATTCTGCGCTAAATACGGCCAAACTTTGCTACCTTGGCAGGAATGGCTTAGCGAACAGACCCTAAGAATGAAACCGGACGGCAGATGGCAGACCCCGGTTAATGGCATCCTAATCGCCCGTCAGAATGGTAAATCGACTTGGATGGCTTGGCAGATTCTTTGGAGAATCTTTGGATTAGAGCAGAAACTTCAAGTCCATACCGCTCACAAACTAACTACCTCAGCTGAAATCTTTTACAAAATCTATGCGATTATTACAGAACACCCGGAGCTAGAATCACAGCTTACAAAGAAGCTCGAAGCCCGAGGATTTCAAGAATTACAATTCACCGGCGGTCGTAGATACCTAGTTAGAGCTTCAAACAGCGCTACTCGAGGAATCGCAGCACCGGATACGATATGGCTTGACGAGGCTCGCGAGTATCACGATGAGGGAGTTTGGTCATCCCTTCGTTATACACAGATGGCATCCCCTAACCCCCAAGCCTTCTTACTATCTAACGCCGGAGATCAGCATTCAATAGTCTTAAACAAAATGCGAGAGACCGCACTTGCTTCAATTCTTACAGATGACCTAAGTTTAGGCTGGTGGGAGTGGTCAGCACCGCCGGAGATTAAATTCGATGGCTCGGCGACATTTTGGGAAGGTGTTGCTCAAGCTAACCCCTCACTCGGACACACTATCCATCCGGACAATATTCGAGCGGTCTTAAATGACCCTGAAGATATCGTCCGGACGGAGGTATTGTGTCAATGGGTTTCAACGATCAACCCAGTCATTCATCCGTCTCAATGGGCAGCTTGCGCGGTCGAGGGTCTGCGCTTAAATGAGTCCGCTGATACTTGGCTGGCAGTTGATCTCTCACCTGATAGACGGCAAGCTGCTCTAGTAGCGAGTCAGCGAATAGACAAAGACCGATTCCAAGTCCAATTACTTCAGACTTGGACTAATCCGGGATTCCTTAGCGATAAATTAATCGCCAACGATATCGCGGACTGGTATCGCCGGTTCAATGTCTTAAAAATCGCTTACTCGGCGCGAACTGCTGGAGCAGTTGCCGCTCGGTTAATTCCGGCTGGCTTACCTTGTGAAGCAATAGACGGCCAGCCCTACGCCACAAGCTGCGATGAATTCCTAAGCGCTATTTCTAGCGGTCGATTAGCCCACTCAGCCCAAGAAGAATTAACCGCTCATTGCTTGTCAGCGGTTAGGGTTAATTTCGGAGATGGTGGATGGATTATGGGGCGAAAAGTCAGCGCGGCGGTTATTACGGGAGCAGTCGCCGCCGCAATGGCTTCCCACTACGCCACTCAATCAGATGACGGCATAGATATCGCTATCGCGTAGCACATACCCGCTACACTTTAGCGGTAATGGGCGCTATTAGAGATTTCTTCTTTCCTGCGATAACACCTCAAAAGGTTTCAGATGTCGCTGCCGCATTAACACCCGTTCAGATTTCCGATTCTGTTTATCAGATACTCGGTGGGCCAACTAATACAACTCGCGAACTAGCAATGAGTGTCCCCGCTGTTGCTCGCGCTCGTAATATTATCTGTGGCACTATCGGCTCACTTCCTCTCACCACTTTCAATCGCATTAGCGGCGAGTATGTCGATCCTGCTCGCGTCATAAATCAGCCTGACCCTAGAGTGGCGGGCTTTACTATTTACACTTGGCTCGCTGAAGATATCTGGCTATATGGCGCGGGTTATGGTCAAGTTTTGGAAATGTATTCAGCAACAGATGGCGGCCGCGTCAGAGCTTGGACTCGCGTTTCACCTTCTCGCGTCACAGTTGATACAGATTTCTTAAATACAACCATTACCGGATATAAAGTCGATGGAAAAGCCGTCCCTCAAACTGGTGTCGGTTCATTGATTCGTTTTGATGGTCCGGATGAAGGATTCTTACACAGAGCCGGTAAGACTGTTAATGCTGCCGTCTATTTAGAGAACGCAGCGCTTAACTATGCTAAAGAGCCAGCACCATCAATGATTCTTAAGAGCACCGGAACTAATCTTCCCGCTGAGCGTATTCAGTCACTTCTTAGCGCTTGGAAAAACGCTAGACAAAATCGTTCAACAACTTTCCTAAATGCTGATGTAGATTTAAAAGAATTCGGTTATGACCCAAAGACTTTACAGCTGACCGAAGCGCGTCAATATGTAGCGCTGGAATTGTCGCGAGCTTGTGGTATCCCTGCCTACTTCTTGAGCGCCGAATCTACTTCAATGACCTACTCAAATACTGTGAATGAGCGGCGCTCACTAGTTGATTTCTCACTTCGTCCAATACTTAAGGCGATTGAGGAAAGGCTTTCACTCCCGGATTTCCTACCTAATCCGGTTATGTGTCGCTTTGATTTAGACGATTTCTTGAGAGGCAATCCATTAGAGCGCGCTCAAGTCTATGAAATTTTGAACCGCATCGGCGCGATGAGCGTAGAGCAGATTCAGAGAGAGGAAGATCTAATCCCTAATGAAAATTAATCTACCTATGGCGATTACCGCTGCCGATTCAGTTAAGCGGACAATCACCGGAAAGATTGTGACTTGGAATGAGGAAGGAAACACCTCAGTCGGTCGAACAGTATTCGCATCCGAGTCAATTAATGTAAAGCCGGTTAAGTTGCTCCTCGAGCACGACCGCACTCGCCCAATCGGTAAAATGATTTCCCACTCAGCTACCAAAGACGGCATCGAAGCAACCTTCAAAATCGCTAACACTATGTCCGGAGAAGATGCTTTAATCGAAGCAACTGAAGGACTACGCGATGGCTTCTCAGTCGGCGCAATGATTAACGAGTGGTCAAACGATAACGGCGTAATGAGAATTACCAGCGCTTCACTTGAGGAAGTTTCCTTAGTGACAGATCCAGCAATCGATTCGGCTCGCGTTAGCGAAGTCGCAGCTTCAGAGAACGAAGCACCCAAAGAAGATTCTGAGCCAGCAACCGCTGAGCCAGATAAACCAACCGAAGGAGAACAAGTGTCAGACACTACCGCTCCTGCTCCTGCCGTAGAAGAAGCGGTAGAAGCAGCTAAAGTAGAAGCTGCGGCTCCAAAGCCAGCGTTCTACACCGCGCCTCGTTATGAATTTACGAAGGCGAAATATCTTGAAGCATCCGTCCGCGCTAAAGTTTTTGGCGATGACGATGCCCGTCAGTATGTAAAAGCTGCTGACGACACAACTTCAAACAATGCTGGTCTTATCCCAACCCGCCAGCTAACTGAAGTAATCAACCCACTTTCAAACGCTGTTCGTCCAGCTCTTGATTCAATCAGCACCGGTGTGCTCCCGGACGCTGGGATGTCATTCGAAATACCAAAAATCACGGCTGTCCCCACAGTTGAGGACGAAAATGAGGGCGATGCCATCGTTGAGACAGGAATGACAAATGAGTTCATTACTGTCAATGTTAATAAGTATGCCGGCGGTCAGACTTTCAGCGTAGAGCTTTTGGATCGTTCATCTCCACTATTCTTCGACATTCTTGTTGAGGAAATGGAAAAGGCTTACCTCAAGGCGACCGAAGTAGCAATTATCGCTGGTCTCGTTGCTGGTGGAACAGATGGCGGAAACCGCACTCTTGATGCTGATGGCGTAAATGCTTTCGTAGCAGACGGCGCAGTTTCAATCTATGGCGCAACTCTCGCCACACCTTCAAATATTCTCGTCACTCCGGCACAATGGGGCAACTTGATGAAGATTGATGACAATGGTCGTCCAATCTACAACAGCTTAATCGGCAACTCGAACCAAGCTGGAAATCTCAATGCTACTTCCGTTACCGGAAACCTACTCGGACTAAATCTCCGCGTAAGCACAAACCTCGCAACTGCTGACACCGATGGAGATAACTCTCTCATCATCATCAACCCAGCTTCTTATACTTGGTATGAGTCAAGCCGCTTCCGCCTACAAACCAATGTAGCTCTTAACGGACAAATCGAAGTGGCCTACTACGGCTACGGCGCTTTGGCTACAAAGGTCGGCGCTGGCGCTTATCGCTGGATGATTGCGTAGTAAATAGTTAAATAGTCACGGCCGATCCGCTCCCGAGTCGGCCGCTGACCCCTTAGATGAAAGGATTATGAGATGCCCACAATAGTCACAGCTTCCGAGCTTCGTTCTATTTTGGGTGTCTCATCTTCCCTCTATAACGACGCTTATCTAAACGATTTAATAGACACAGCCGAAAATGTAGTGCTGCCGTTGCTTGTTAAATACGCAGCGCCTATCGGTAAAGCCGAACTTAGCGACAATGTCGCCACATTTACAACAGTCGGCGAACATAAATTTTCAGTAGATCAATCAGTAGTTATTGCTGGCATCTCAGCGACTTTTAATGGGACTAGGACTATCACAGATGTCTCAGACGACTCAACAGAATTTACAGCCGCCATCACAGCTTCAGATATTAAAG